CCGCAAGTAAATACGAAGGATTCCCAGCACTCTTGCGGGGCGGCACAGTAAAAATAACTGTTGAGTTAGCTACATCAATGTTATTTACTTTTACCCATATTGCAGTATCATGTGCAGCATTATCGGTATTGGTAAGCTGTAAACCATACGCAATTTTATATATTCCAGATACTTCAGCGGTAGCGGTACCAGGAGCAGCTAAAGTAAACCCATTACCACTATTAAGCGTATTCCATTTAACGATTGTGGCGGTGTCTGATGCAGTAGCAAGCTGGTCAGTATTATCGGATGCCGCAATATAAGGAAACCCTAAAAGCCCACCGCCTTGATTGCCAGATAATTCAGTTAAAAATCCGTCCAAACGGTTAAAGTACAGACGCAAGGCATTTTGAAACTGATCCTGCTGAGCTTGTTGATAGTCTATTGGCGGTAGAGGAAGTGCTGGCGCACGGGCTTTATATAGTGGCATTAACGTCTTCCGTCTGGTCTGCCATCTAGTCTAGGGCTACCTAACTGCCACTGAACATCTAAGTCTGTGGATGAAATCTCAATTGCCATCTGCCTAGCCCTAGCCCTCATAAAGATCTGCTCGGTATACACATCGACCGAAGTTTCAATGACGTTGTCAGAATCTACGTTTGAATAGGCACTGCCAGGAAAGTTACGGGGCTTGATGTACATTGTGACCGCAGGTAAGTTGGCGGTCGATCCTGCAAAATTAAGGTCAGGGATAATCCGCTTGGTCAGGATGAACTGATCCCCATCTACAAGGTCAAAGTCCGAAGAAGCAATATTGGCAACTAGTGGGGAGGTATCGTCATTAGTCCCCTGCTCGTGGTTATAAATAATGCCATTGGCTGACATAGAGGTCTGTACTACGAGCTGGGAAATGTTAATGGTGTAAGTACCAATCCCGCCTGTGCCTGTTCCTAGAGCCGTTATAACCGTTCCTGTAGCCAATCCAGTCCCAGTAATGACTGAGCCAACCGTCAAAATGCCCGCAGAAATAGCTGTAACTGTTAATGTTGTATCTGACACCCGACCTGTAAAGTATGTGTCGGTTATGGCTTGAGGGTAATCTCTTAAAGATGAGTCTGACCATGCAGTACGGTTAATTGTGCCGTAATACCAAATCTTTTCTAAGTGGTTATAGATTACATAGGCGTTGTTAACATTACTGTCTGCCGTTGGGTAAAACCACCAGACTTCGTTCCAGCCTTCGTTTGTTCCAGATATAACTTGATCTGCTTGATTGTAGTTAAAGTTCTGGAAAACATGGTTTCTTAGAGTGCAAGGCAAAGTCTCAACTCGTCCAGAATAGGCATAGAACTTATCATGCCCCATCCAATAGGCTACGTTATTGGCTACAGATACGGCTCTTGGACTAATAATAGAAATGTTATCGGCAAGTTCTTGGAGGCTAAATACATCGGTAGTCCCCAAATACTGTAGAGAATTAAGCGTTCCTTCTGTATAAACCAGAATCTCTTGGCGAGTTGCTACAGCACAAACAATCAAAGAACCACGGGATACCCGTAAAAACCCTGCCGAGTTAGTCACTAGCGGAGTCCAGACATTAGGCTGGTCTTGGGTTGCCCAACGGATTAATAAGGGATCAAACGCACCTCCTCCGTAAGGCGTAGCTCCAAAAGCCAATAAGTGTTTATCGTTCTGAGAGACTAGGATTTGGGTAGTTTCTGTAGGCACATCCGCAGGGGCTATAGAATTAATAGTCGTGGTAGCTAAAGGTGTGGCTCTAACAGCTACACCACCTGAATACTGCCAATAGTAAATTGTGCCGTTACGGATATTAGCCACAAGGTCGTTGTCAAAGTTACCTAAGAACCAATCTCTTTGTGGGGTAACAACAGGAGTAGAAGCACCAGAATCCCAAGCGCCACGACCCCAAGAACCTGCTCCCCAGCCGTATCCTAGAACGCCGTTGTCGTTACCAATGTTAATTTGAAAAGCAGCTGTAATGGCTGTACCACCACCAGAGGTCGAAGATGTAGCTGCCGTAGTCGTTGTTATCCTAAAGGAGCTTGCATCTACATAAGTAATAATAAATTGGGCATTAAACTCGGCTTGAGGAATCCCACCGATTGGTCCAACGACTCCAGAGAATGTTACATAAGAACCATCTGTAGCACCATGAGATGCTATGGCTACCGTAACCGTTTTAGAACCATTAACCGTGGTGAAACAGTTATCGGTTGCTGGAGAAACAGAAGTAGCCCGTATTGGGGTAATATCGTATAGGGTCTGTCCTGCGTCAATATATAGCTTTCTAGACGTTCCCATAGCTAAATAGTTATCCGAAGCCGTGGTAATCCAGTTAAATGTTTGCCTACAAGTGCCTACTATGGTGTATAGACCATAGCGTAGCCAGCCACCTATTTTCTGGGGATAGCTTGAACGAAAGCGTATTTTGTCGCATTGAAACCAACCACCTTCGTTGGTGTAGTTGGTCTGGTCTCTGTTTAACCCGGGTTTAAATTGTAGTTTCTGTAGTGGCATATTAGTTTAAGAATAAGGCACGTTCATCATTTCTGCGAGTTACTAGACCTTTTAATACTTTACCGCCTGCAAGAGTATATTTTAAAAACTCTTCTGCTGCCCCTTCCATATCGCCCCGAATAACCTTTTGACGGAGGGTGCTGCGCTGTAATGTTCCCAGACCAACGTTAAAAGCAAAACTAACAAGAGCATCGAACTGACCTTGAGTGAGCTTAACGGGACAATAGCGTTCAACACCTCGCTCAAAGCGATTAAGGTCGTCTCTAAGAATTTCATCTACTTCCTCCATCGAAAAGGTACGGTCATCTTTGTATTCCAGTGGATAGGCATCCCGTTCTTCCATCTTTAATTGAGCCTGTCGGGGGTACAAAACATGGCCCACCCCGACCGTGTGAAGCTTGGCGGGACAGCGGTAGGGACGCTGGCGGACACCTTCATGGTGCTTAATCATTTTGATGGCTTTGTCGCTTACTTTCACTTCTTAAATGCCTGTGTGCCGAACCAGAAAGAAACAATACTTGCCCAGATAATCTGGGTCTCATCATCCCATAAAAGGTTTAGGGCTACGTCAAATGCCACTTCCCGATGGAAGGCAAACCAGAACCCAAAGATCTCCACAAACATAAACATGATGAACATACCGTAGGTAATGGCTGGTCTAACCATTGCCCGTGAATTTGTAACCCACTGGGAAGCACCTTTGCCAATCTCGATGTCGTGAGCGTACAAAGACGCCCTTTCTTGGGCTTGGGTCTGCATCTCTATCTGCTGGGTCTTAATCTCTTCTACATGGGCTTGGGCTTGAAAGCCTCTCTCCATCATTTGAAGTTCCCGTTCTGTCTGCAAACGAGCCATTTCCATCTCATGCTTCTTGTCGGACTTGTCTTGGAAGAACCCCAGTAAGTTAGGCAGTCCTCCTGACAGGAAGGATATAAGGGTAGTAAATAGGGTAATCATTTTTTACTCCTTGATAACATAGTTGCTCCAATATAAAGCATTGCCTTTGTTTGTTCTAAATTGGCTGGGGGTTTATCCCAACCTACCGTAATCTGCCCTACAAACCTGTTGGGGTCTGGCGGTACACTAATTCTACAACCAAAGGTCATCCCTTTTTCAAGATACCAAAGACCAATTTCTGACTGTGCCGCCCTATATTCACCGCAAGGAATCTCACTAGCCATCAAAGCAATTACATCGTGGTTATTTGCTTGATTAGAAGTAAACAACCCTACATCTAAACCATCGTTTGTTTTATCCCGACCAGTCTTTGTGTAGGCTCGATATTGAACTCTAGTGCCAAATAAAGGGTTTACCTTAAATATCGTTACTACAGTTGCGTCAGTCGTTTTAAACAAATGAACTGCTACATCATCTACTCTATCTTCGGCAATACTAGGTAGCTTTTGGCTTTCCTTGTAAGTGCCAACAATTAACTCTCGGTTTTCATAAAACGCCCAAGCACCAAAAGCTAAAGAACCCATCAAAATTACAGCAAATAACTTAAACGGTGAATCAACATAAGCCAATACTTTGGATAGCGCATCGTCTGGTTTTTTTGTCACTTTTTACTACCCCATACCATGTAATAAGCAATCCACCCAGCAGCCATAAAGCACCAGAACTGCACCCATTTAACCTTTGCCAACTCAGCGTCAAAGTACTTTTTGTCTTCCTTCTCTAACCGCTCAATCTCGGTCTTAATATCTAAAACCTTCTGCCATTCTTTAGTACCATGCTGCTTTATAAAATCTACCCTTAATTTGTACTCTTCGTCCGAAATTTTCTTGCGGTGTCGGTACTCCTCAAGGGCTTTAAATATCGCCCGTTCTTTCCTTAATTCTGCTTCCCTACGCTCACGAATCTTTGCATTCGCTTGCTGCCTTGCAACATCTACCGCCTCTTTCTGAACATCCTCGATGTTCTTGCCAATCTCTTTACCAGCTTCTCTGCCAGTCTTTATCCCTTCACTGATGCCTTTAGCACCAGCCGACAACCCCAGTTCGTCTGCCATAACTCAATTTAAAATACCTCTCCGCCAGCGGCAGGGACAGATGTAGCGTGGATAGAAATATGCTGTTTTAGGTTTAAAGGCGCACTGCAATCTGCACAAGTATCTGCCTCTAATTCAGACGCATCTAAGTCATAACCACACGCTGCACACACGATCTCAACCTCGTGTCTAGGCTGTACTTGCCCGTCTACTAGTTGAGCTTCGTAGGTGGCTCTCATGCTGTTTCTAACTCAACCCATGAAGTTGTAGCTTCATCCCATGAGTAGCGTTTGTTATCGTTTGGATAGGGTACAGGTGCTTCCCATAGATAAGACTCTTGGTTCATTGACCAGCTTGGGAATGGTTGTGGAGCAGCAAAGCCTGTGCCGTCCCATGTATGACCAATACCAGCATAGTTTTTATGCAGTGGCTCACGACCGCTAGGTGTGCCGTCTTGGTTGTAATGAACACCGCCACGGGTGTTGTAAGAAGTTTGTACCCAGTTTGCTGGATCGCCCAACGCACCAGTAGCGATAAACGCCTCTTCAGCTACAACGACTTGTACAACTACACCATTTTCAATTTTTGCAAAGTGTGCCATTAGACTGATACTCCTAAGTTAATTGCCTTAAGTTCTTCTACTGTGGTAACAGCGGTGATAGCTGCCTCCGTTGTATTTGCCCACGCCACGACTGCCGCACGATAAGTAGCAACATCAGCAGGGATATCAATATTACGCTCTGCCTTGCGGATTACATACCAATCAGTTGCTGCTAATGTCATGTTGGTGTTGTACTTAACCTGCTTAATATGGTTAGACTTTAAACCCTTACTGATTAAACGCTGAGTAGAGTCCACCATTGCTGGTTTACCATCAACCTCACTTAAAATTTTTACATACAATGGATTGCCGTTTTCGTCAAATTCTTCACGATCTTCCAACTCTTTTGGCGTGGCAGTGTACGAACCATCTGGATTTGCCGTTACCCAGTAGTAGCGGTCGTCTGGTCTGATTTCGTCTTGTCTAATAAACATATTAGTTCCTATCTTGCGTTAGCGTATTTAAAGGGGTT